AGCAACAGCGCCGGTGGGGTTGCGGAGTTTTGCTAGTTTTTCTTCTAATTTCGCAATGCGTTCTTGTTTTTTCTGAGCACGAAGCAAAGCAGAATTTTGTTTGCGTTGGAAATTAGCGTCACGATTAGCAGCGATATGCTCTTTAATCATTAATTTAATAGATTTGACTAAATTGCGTTTTTCAGCGACTGTAAGGTTTTGAATTGTATCAATATATGAAAACATAATTTTTCTTTCGTTATAAGTGTTAATGAATTACTACAATAGAATCTATTATACACGAATTGGCGCCAGTGTCAATAACTATTTGCCACTCCTGTAAGCGCTTGATTTTATTGAGAATAATACTGTAGCGTTTTGGTCAAGTATTGGTCGGGGTTCACGAGGACGCACGAAAACGCCTCGAGGTGGTACGGCTCGGAGGGTCGTGGAGCCAGCTCTGGAGCCGTGTGGGGATTGGGTGGGATACTGGAGAGCTGCAGTACTGGAGCCGTATGGGAACTGCTTCGGAGTGCTTCGTGACTGCTGTACAGCGCTGTACTGGTACGGCTCGGAGGGCAGCTCTGATTTTGACTATATGGTGTATAGGGGGGAGGGGTGGTGTGAAGTGTTAGCTAAAAAAGTGTTTCCAGGTCAAACTCTTTTTTCCAATTTTTTATTTTCTGGGGCTTCCGTCAGGATTTCGATTTTTCGGATTCATTAATCCTAAAATTTTTTTCAGGTCCGTCCACAAGGACCAGAAGCGTTCTTGGTATTGTCTAACGGGATCCATAGATTTGTTTCTCTAATTCATGAATACGGTCCACGAGTTTCATTACATCTTCAACTGGTACCCATTTACCAGAAATATCGGTACAGAAGGCTCTCATGCGTTCACCGGAGATATGAAGTGTTTGTTTATTAGGATTGATACTGTGTTCTTTTAATAGTTCTTTCATCATTCTTCTATCAATGTCCTTTCTTGTATCATCCACCACCTTTCTACAGCAGCTTTGGCGGATTCGGAGTTAATGTACATTCCTAAAGAGAATATTTCTTTGTTGTCTGGATAGATGGTTGTCGTGTGTTTAGTTTTAATCTGATGACCAGCAAGGCCCACTTCGCCAATGATTCGACCACTCTCATCATAATACAGAAAGTGTGCAACGGTTTCTCCATCTTTCCATTTACGAATATTCATATTGAAATATTCGGTCTATCGAAAACCATTGCGATACCACAGATGGTTAATAATAGATAACCTTTTGGTGTGTATTCTTTGTAATACCAGAAATTCTTAGAGAACCAGAGGTCGGTATGTGTCCAGTATTGAAAGAGATGCAGTAACCTCATTTTGCTTCCTTGTCTTTAATGATTAAATTGGTTCGTTCTTTACCATTTTGGTCGATACAAATCCAAGTATGGCTCAGCGGCTTCTGAGGCCGACAGGTGAGAACACTATTGGAATCTTTTGATTGTATTGGTATCTCGGAAGCGCTTTGTCCGGAGGCGGCGGAAACGCAGAGGAGTAAGAGAGGTACTAGAAGGAGTTTTGCCATGATATAGAGATTGTGTTTCGCAGATACGTTTCGCTATTTGGTGATGTTATTCCAAAAGTCAATATACGTTTCGATGAGTGTGGTCCAAAGTTTGATAATCGTTTTGATTGGATGTTCTATGAGGGTGGCCATAGCGATAAGTGTGGCTGGTACAGCGACCAGTGCGGTGATAAGTATACCAAGGATGCCTAAAAGTGTAATCATGTTTTTATAAAGTCAATAATGCCTTGTGCTGTATTCATATGGCGGGTTTTATGGGAACGGTATTCTTCTAGTTCTTTTTCAAGTTCAAGGATGCGTTTACGTAGTAAGGAGTTCTGTTCTTCGGTATCAGATAGGTTCAAGTTAAGTTGGTTACCCGACATACAATCTTCGGTACTGAGTATGTCTTGGTATTCATTTTTTAGTATGACAGCATCTTCGTAACCAGGATGATACGGTGCTTCGGCAACTAAATCAGGTTCTTCCATGCCGTTAGTAGAAGATGGTGTTACACATCCTAAACCTGGTTCATATGCAGATTTTCTATCGTCTGACGTAAAAGTGGTCATGTTATTCTCCAAAGATTAAAACGATTTCGTCCTCAGAAATGATATAGTAGTCTATACCATCATACTTGGTTTTACGTGCGGCATTCCAATTAGGCAATACTGTATCACCTTCTTTGACCATTTCTGCGTCAGGTCCTAGTGATACTACTTTTCCTTTATTGGCTTCTAATGGATCAGCAGACGAAAGAAGAATGCCAGAACCGGTAATCTTTTCTTTTTCAATCAACTCAATAATTACATTATTTTTAATAGGTCTTAACAATTACAAATCTCCTCTTGGTATCGTTACATAAATCAACTACGTCTTTTGGTGTTTCATAATTTAACATACTACAATTATACTCGATAGCAATAGGTTTGTCAAACTTTTTATGGTAATCATCATGCTGTACAAAGGCAAAGACCATTGTAAAGGCAACGATAAAGAGGCAAAGTTTGAGGTATTCTAGCATACCTCTATATATGTTTATTGCCTCTGTGCCTTCAACTGATTAATCATATTTTGTATTTGATTTCGTATATAACTACCGGGAGGTGCCCAAGGTAATAAATGTTTTAGAAACTTTAATAGTTCGTCAGGATGCATCTTTAAAAATACTCGACCATTTTTTTAGTTTTATTTTTTTGGCTTCCATGGCAGCCAACATATCATGTTCATTGATTACCTTTTGTTCAACCAATAAACCAATCATACACAATAGTTGACCTAACTCCATAGTCAGGCATTCTTTGGTTGTTGCCGAATCTTCTGTGGGATAACACGATTCAAAACCGAATCGAAATATCTTAGAGGTTGCTTGGATTACTTCTGCACATTCTTCTTGTAATATAATTAATGTTTCTTTTGTTTTATTTTCCATCATCTTCCACAAATTTAATCACAGGCATATATTCTTCTACTTTTTTAATTGCTGACTCTCTGGTCGGAGCAATTACTTTACAAGTATACATGCCATCTTTCATACTGATTGTGAATGGTACAACACCATTGATAAACCATTCTTCTTGCACATAACACTTAATGTTCCATTCTCTGGCATTAAGGCATCGTTTGATCATCTCATCGGCAATTTTCTTAGGATTAAAATCATCTTCAGCAATCATATTAGACATCGTTCCATTTCTCCACTAAAAAGCTTGGCCCCTTCTTTTCTTCAGCCAAAACATAATCTTCTGCCATATCTTCTGCTTTCTGATAATCGGCAGTAACTTCTTTTTTAATTATTTTTTCATTTAGATAATAAACAATAGTGTAATTATACTCAGACCTTTCTACAATGGCTTTCTTATCACCATTCATAAATTTAGATAGTTCCATTATGCAATCATTCCTATAAATCGATTTAGTACAACACGGTTAGATAACCTGTTACCAGCATATTTACTGAATGCTGACACCAGACCACGAGTAGTAGCATTTTCTTTTACATGAAATTCTACACCATCATCAGTATCTAGGCCTTCTGAACGGAGTAAATAATATTCATCAAAGCCAGCATTGGTAATAATTTTATATTTCTCTTTACGGAACTCGGCTTTTAATTTCATATGGTCACTAGCTCTAGGATAGAATGTGTGTGCAACACGGCCAAACTCACGAGCAGACAATACATAGAATCCAATCACGTTACATTGTGTTCTTGCTTTTAACAATTTAATGTAGGCGGCCATTAATTCCGGACCATATGGTTGATAAACCTTTTCTTCGTGTTTAGTAATTGGATCACGAATCACTAAGACCTTTTCTTTACCATAACCGCCACCTAAATCTAAATCAGGATTATTATAACCAGATAGTTGTTTTTCTTTGCCATCGGTGTGTGTATGTGAGAACAAAACATTTCTTACTGGATTGCCTTCACCATCGGTTAGAAATACTGTATTGACAATTTGCAACTTGTAGTTCTTTTGAAACTCAGGTATAATCTTCATAGCAGCAATCACGGATTCATAGAGTGGTGTACCACCAAGATGAAACCAATCTGGACGGCAAGACCGTGGATTAACACAATGTACTAAAGCAGAAGAAGCGTAAGTGAATTCAGAAGCCGACATTTTGCTTGATAACAAGTTCATCAATTTAAAATTATGTAAGTCTAAATCACCCACTTTGAAATCGACACTATACTTGTCAGTATGTTCGGATGTAAAAGCATATACTTCGTAAGGAATATTTACCTTCTTACAGAACATTACTAGATTGATTAATTGCTTGACCGTGTTCTCCATGTGGTCAGACATAGATCCAGACCAATCAAGGAACATAATAAGGCCATGAGATTTACCTTCAGGCAAAACTGTCATACGTTTAAAAATGTCTTCGGTAAATTTATACGCATAAACTTTGTTCATGTTTAATTCACCAGTTTTAGAAATCGATGCACGTTTTTGCTGGTCAGCATTTTTACGCAATTCAAATTCTTTGGCCAAATAACTAACAACTTTTTTGGCGTCATTACGAATTTTCATAAAAGCAGGTGTGTCGATACCAGAAATGTTGTATTTACCCAAATCATTTTTGTATTCTGTCCATAACTGTTTGTATGAAACAACTGCACGTTTTAAATCGATATCATTAATGTTACCATAGTAATAATGTCTATTACTCGATTCAAATAATTTACTTTCGTTTTGACGATATGATTTGTCGGTCAAAGAATCAACTTCTTGACCAGAATCTCCGCCATCATGGCTAGTTCTTTCATCTTTGTATTCATCTTCAATTTCATCCATTGATTCATCGGCTTGAGAATTCGATTGTGAAAATTTCTCCATGGTGTCATCATCATAATCATCAGAATCTTCGTAACCGTCAGATTCAAACTCACCATCAGGATCTTCTTCGAATTCAGATTCTTCAAATTCAGGATTTTGCAATTTGCGTTGTTCGGATTCTTCTTTCAAATAATCCATAACGTCATACGCAAGCTTGATGACATCATCATATGATTCGGTATTTTCTATACGTTGAACTAACGATTTTTCAAAATCAGTAAAACAAATACCTTGTGCAGCTCCGCCTTTTGTATAGAGATTAACCCGGTCAATAAAATTCATATCATTGAGATCCGTGCCGTTTGTGCCAAAGAAATCTTTTTCAATTAGTTCACGGTAGCCACGGACAAAAGAGGAACGAATGCCGGGATATTTGTTTTTGATTTTTCTTTCAATACGGGAATCTTCCAGCACATTCATAATACCCATTGGTATCTTTTCTTCGTGTGCTTTCATCATGCCGTCTAGGGGAGTGTATAGAGCATGGCCCACTTCGTGACCTAGAAAAAGGTCATAGAGATAACCTGAGATGTTTTTATCGAGAACGGGAACGGTCAATACACGGTTCTTCACATCAAATGCGGCCGTGTTGGTATTGCGCTGTTCGATTGTCAGATTCTCATTTGCCATTAGTTTGGCAAGTAACGATTTAGATTGAATTAGTTCCATAGATTCTCCGAGTTAATAATAGTATTATCTCATAAAAATCATCTACCGTCAAGCGGTAACTTTCAGGCTGTTGTTTTTATACAACGCTATGATCCGATAAGGCTTTTAGGTAGAGTTTTCCTTCTCTATATTCCATTTCAATCGCTTGGCCTTCTTTCCAGTGATTGTATTTTACGATTTCTTCAGGAAGAATTAGAATACCATCACCCGTACCATCGTTTGCATCAACGATTTTGGTCAAACATGTTTTATTGGTAAAATTCTTTGCGTTTTTGGTAGTCATTTAAGTCTTTTTCCATTCCTGTTAGAACTGCCCACTTGCGAGTTACGATGTCCAAGCGTTTCCACGCAGGAATTTCATCATCATCTGCAATTGCATCAAGCCAAATATGCTCAGGATTGCTATTCATATCTTTTTCCTTCGTTTTTATCGAAAATTCGCTGTTCGATTGCTGTTGCAAGCTCTTCGGCAAGAGCAGGATTGAACTTTACCAGAAAATGAGCAACATCATCAGCTGGTATATGACGCAAATTGTGCATAATTTCGTCAATTCCTCTATATATTTGTGTTTCTTCCCATTGTTGTAACATACTTACCTCACATTTTATAAAAAGTTTCATTAGGAACAATATTTTTGCCTTCTCTTTTCGCTTTTCCGAGCGAATGAAGCAATTTTAACTCAATTTCAAGCTCATTGGCAGACAAATTTTGCAAGTATTCCTCATAATCGTCCCAATCTTCATCACTCCAACCTTTTGGACTCATTTTTGACTATCTCCGCATGCTGGAAATTTCTTTTGCTTCAGTATCCGTAAAAACCGGTACAGCATTTGATTTGTGCATTGTAGCAATACCTTTCATTTTGTTGCCGGTGTACGAATTTGGAACAGGTTTTGTCAAAGCGATAAAACCAGTATCTACGGACGCAAAGTGGGGAGTTTCACGGCCTGCAGGAATCTTGTAAGATGGAAAACTGTTGAAAATCTTCGTGGATTTATTTTTACTGAAATTGGTAGATATAGAATTGATAGAAGCTAACCACTCTTGATTCTGAGTTTGCTTCGCCTTTGAAACTTTCCGTTTTTTAGATTTTGGAATATATCCGTAAATAATCATAACAATTCTCCAGTGTAGAAGAACCATTATACTATAGGAATAGGGGAATGTCAATAGATGTGTTGTGTCGGAACAACATTAATACCAATACCTTTTATTTGAAACGGCAGCATACTTACTTATACTGAAAAAAACAAAAAATAGTGGTATTTTTAAGAATTCTTACTATGTGAAATTTCAAGTTCTTCGAATTCTTCAACTTGCCAATTTTTTAATTGTTTTTTTACTTCTGGATGTTCGCCTCTACGTTTTTTATTGTGTAATACTGTTTTGGCGTAAATGTAGTCATCGTTATAATCTTTATTTTTACGAAACTTACCTACAAACTTTGTCACTTGGTTCTCCTATTTCATGGTTTCAAAATTGATGCCTTTTATCTTAGTTTCAGGCATATTGAACATATCATCCTCCGAAATATAGGTTATATTTGCATCAGGATAACAAGCTTTTATTATTTTGAGTAATTGGCAGACCGTGCCATCCGAATCATTGAATGAAAACACCTCATCAACTATTTTTAAACCTTTTATGATATTCCTACGAGATTCATAATTCTGAACAAAACCACCGTCACACCAAGCAAGATACCAATCAGAGTGTACGCCGACAGCTAACCAATCACCTTTTCTTCTACATTTCTGTAAGAAACTTAATTCGTGATTGCTTAATGGATCGAATTTTCCTGATACTACGACTATTCTATCTTGCGGATGCATTACGGTAAAAGTTGTGGAAAAGCCTCTTTAACAAACTTATAGTTTAAACCTTTAACACCTAAATCTTTACTTAATATACCAATAACAACTTCTGCTTCACGAGGTTCAAGAGATTCAATTAATTGTAATAGTAACTGTTTTCTTTTATTAACCATTGGTAATCGGGGTGAAAAGCCAACTCAAGTACCTGTAGCAAAGTTTTTGATAAATTCTTTTCAATTACCAGCAACTTTTCTTTTTTCGATGGAGCTATTTCAAACTCATCAAATATCTCATATATGTTTTTCATTAGAATTCCTCTATCACATCCATTAAATTTTTAAGTTTATGTTCCATAAAATAATTCAGTAACTTACCTTTAGCCGGTTTTGTTTCTTCATAATTATTTATAATTTTTCTTTTGATATCACCTGGAATGTTTCTAAGGTCGATCAAGGTTTGATTCCTTGAAAACCCAACCTTGGCCCCATCATCTTGCCAATCACCATAATCTTCGGTCATATATTTCTCAATAACCTTTTGTGTGATAGGTTTTTGCCTCAGGTCACGAACAAAACAATCTGATGGTGAAAACACATTTGGTATACCATCACCTTTATCTCCACGAATAATCTTTTCCTTTAACTCTAGAAGTGGATTATGTGATTTTATATATTTCTTTTGTGATGGATTGTATTGTTTGACATTATTACCATACATCTGTAATTGTAAGAAATCTCCGTCACTCGATAGAATCAAAATCTTTTGGCTTGGAGCATAGATTGGAACCAAGGTACCAATGATATCATCAGCTTCAGCACCCTCAACATCAATTACTTTATATGGAAAGTTTTCTTTGAGTTCCTGTTTTAACTTAGCAAGAATATCAAAAATAAGATGCCAATCTAAATCAGATTTTTCTCTGGTCTTTTTTCTACCAGCTTTATAAAATGGAAAAAAATCTTTACGCCAATATTTACGATTATCACAACAAAGTACAATCTCACCATACTCATTTTTAAAATTCTTCACATGAGTGCGTATGATGTTTAATACCATATGGCGTATTAAACTTTCTTCCAATTTGCCTTTCTGATTAGCAATTTGTGCCATTAGACCAGCAAGTAACACTTGATTCAAATCAACTAAGACCATAATAAACTTTCAATAGTTTCCAATAAGATTCTATTGTATCATGCTTTTTGTATTTTGTCAACTATTTTGTCAACAATTTTTTGTGATGTGGTGGTCTTTTTGGCAATTATACCAAGCCAGCCTGATGGTATGAGTCCTGAAATGTATTCTAATGGATCTGGTAATATGGCATCGAAATGATCAAAGTCAATATACTTATCTTCTAATTCATCATTACGAAATAGTATAATATGATATGCATCACCCATAGCGCTACCATCAATCTTTTCTCCAGGATTGGCATAATCCTGTCCTTGGATTTGTATTGAATTTTCTTTATCACCATCTAAGAATGTTAAGAAATCAAACTTATCATTCTTTAGTGGTCTGAGAAAGTCTAGCATTATATTCCTTTATGTGTGATCTTCTAACTCTTACCATTATCCATGTGTTATAGTAATCTTCCGATTCCATTACACCACGAACAAACTGTTCTTTTGCTTCGAGATAACCACATTCACCTTTAGATTTACATAAATGTAGGATTTCACGTACAAATTTTTCATGTCCTAATTGTAACACATCTTTCTGTAGGTTGTCACTACTTCCATAGTAAGTTTGCCAGTTTGAGAAAACCTTCGTTTTTTTCTTTCTCCCATTGACTTGTTTGGTTTTGGTAGAATAAAAGAATTTCTTACCTATGTATTTTTTACCATTCGTCAGATTAGTTATCTGATACACGAACCCGTAATTATTACCAATCAAATCTTCCGTAAAATCTTTACCATCATATTGCCAGTTTAGTCCCATTCCTTAGTATCCAAATCATTGTCATCATCCTCTATATAGTCCTCGGATAATTCTTCGATTTGTTCACCGCAAAATGGGCAATACTCTGGCAGTTCTTGTGAAACCATTTCTTCCATATATGATACACTATAAGTTGATTCACAATTCAGGCAGTCGCCTGATAATGATTTGTTTGTCATTTGATTTCCTTAATGAGCCCACACATCACCCCAATTTCCTGATAAAGCTCCTTTTGCGTAATCAGTAGCACGATTCTCAAAGAAATTAGTATGTGTTGGTGCGTTAATCATTTCTTCCACCCACGGTAGAGGATTCTTTTTCACTTTAAACACACCTTTGAGTCCTAAAGAAATTAGGCGGCGGTCTGCAATATAACGAATATACTTCTTAACATCTTCTGAAGATAAACCTTCCATTTCATTTACACCAAATGCAAGGTCAATAAACTTATCTTCTAGTATCAACAATCGACCATGTGATAATCTGACCCATACCTTTCATTTTACCTTGGCGAGCAAAATTCAATAACATAATGAATGAACTGAATAGTTGCATACCCTCGGTAAAGGCTGAGAACACGGCAATATGTGTTGCGGTATTCTCTCTAGTGGTATTCTTACTGGAGATATCCATAACATAGTCATGTTTCTCTCTCATTGCTTCATACTCTAGGAACTCATTGTAAGTGGTTTCAGGTAGACCTAATGTTTCGATAAGATGTGAGTAGGCGGCAATATGTAATGATTCTCGGGCAGCGAATCCTGTGAGCATCATGCGAATCTCTGGTTGTGGAAAGTATGGCAGATAGTTCTTAACATAACCACCAGCCACATCAATATCACCTTGTGTAAAGAAACGGAAGATTTGTGTTAGGAATGTTTTTTCTTCTTTAGTTAATTTTTTCTTCCAATCTTTTACATCCTCTGACATAGGAACTTCGGTGTGCAACCAATGAGATTGCTCATGTTTCAACCAAGCTTCATATGCCCAAGGATAATTAAAAGGTTTGAAATAGTTGCGCTCTTCCGAAAGATTTGATTCTATTTTTTTTATCATTATTGTTTTCCTTTAAAAATTAACCTTCGCAAGCCAAACATTCGTTGCCTTGAGCAATAGCGCTCATATCTAATTCTTTAATCACTTCTCTTTCAATTTTTTTGGCAACTTTGTCTGCTTTACCAATTTTCTCAGAACGACAATAGTATAGAGTTTTCAATCCTTTTTTCCATGCAAGAAAATGACAAGCATGGAGATACTTCAAATTAACATCTGGTCTAAAGAACAAATTAAGTGACTGTGCTTGGTCAATATATTGTTGTCTATCAGAAGCCAATTCAATCACCCAACGTTGGTCAATTTCCATGGATGTTTTAAATACATCTTTATCATGGTCAGACATCCATTCTAAATGTTGAACAGAACCATCGTTAGCAATGATAGATGACCAAACATCATTATACCAATCTTCTGGTTTATCCTGTGATAGTTTAATAATCAATTCATTCAACCAACGATTCTTGTTTAGATATGCTCCTGATAAGGTGTCTTGTCTGTAAGCATTAGCACGATATGGCTCAATACTAGGACTGGTGTTGCCCATAATAATAGAGCTTGATGCGTTTGGGGCAATAGCCATAACATGAGAGAACCGTAGACCGGTGCCAACACAATCAGGAGGAGAGCCACGTTCTGTACCCAATTCGAGATTTGCATTATTTAATCCTTCTCTAATATGTTTAAATATTTTATTGTTTGCAACTTTGGCCATTACTCCTTCAAAAGCAATGCCATTGCGCTGTAGATAAGCATGGAACCCAAGAGCACCGATGCCAATAGAACGCTCTCGCTCGGCACTAAACTTTGCACGAGCAATAGCATCAGGAGCATTAGCGATGAAGTAATTGAGGACGTTATCAAGCATTTCGGCAACGTCCTTAAGAAATAATGGTTCAGACTTCCATTCATCGTAGTTCTCCAAGTTTAAAGAAGATAAACAACATACAGCTGTTCGCTCTTCATTTGTGGGTAGAATAATTTCAGAGCAAAGATTTGATTGATGAATCTTTAAACCTTTGTCTTTGAGAAACTGTGGCATCTCACGATTGCTTGTATCGATATAGTGAATGTATGGTTCACCTGTCATCATACGAAGCTCTAGAATTTTCTGCCAAAGTTCTTTTGCAGATACAACCTCTCTTACTTCGCCTGAATGTGGATCTTTTAATTCCCAATCATCTTTTGCTTCAGGATCCAACATACACGTTTCAATGATGTGCATGAAGTCATCGGTGATATTAATACCGTGATGTAAATTTAAACAACGAACATTGGGATCGCCTGTCGGCTTTCGCATCTCTAAAAAAGAGATAATATCTGGATGAGAGATATTGAGATAAGCAGCATAGCTGCCCCTGCGAGTGCGACCTTGCCTGTATGCCAAAGAACTGGCGTCATAGATTTTGAGGTGAGGCATGACACCAGTAGATTTATCGTCTGCTGAACGAATACCAAAGCCAATA